GGGGTTCCTTCGACTACTTCTTGGCCCGGCTAGTGGGGCGCTTACGGGTGGTCTTCTTGCCGGTAGGCAGCAGACCTTCGTCCTCGTCCGGCTCCTCGTCCTGAGGGTCTTCCTCAACAACCTCTTCGGCGGCATGTTCCTCAGTGGGTTCCTGCTCCTCGGTGGCTGGTTCCTCAACGGGTTCCTGCTCCTTAGCAACCCGCGCTTCGTATTCCTCCTTAGGAATAAAAGCATCTGGGTTTGTCACGTGGTGTTGAAGCTCATCCGGTATCTCCTCACCCTCGTGGATAAGGCAGTACGGCTTAGCCGGGGACTTGCCGGGTAAAACCAGTGTATTGCGTGCTATCACGTTTCCTCCTAGCTCAGAACCTTAGCGGTAAACGCCATGTTCGGGTTAGCCAGGGCCGGAGCGGCCAGAGCGTCTGCGGTCACCGATGCAATCACCGGCACCTCAGTGTTCTTGTAGGCACCCACATAGATGCCTGCTGCATCCGACAGAGGCCAGCCGAGGTCTAGTGCGGCTTCGGTCGGGGCCATGAAGGTAGCGCCCAAATCGTAGGTGTTCTCCGCAGGCAGCAGGTAGATGTTCTTCGGGTCGAGCACCGGAACATCCTGACCTGCAGTGTTGCGAATCTTGCGGTTGTACACGCGCATGGTCGGCAAGCCGTAAGCACCCAGGTGAGCGTTCACCTGATCCAGAGTAGCCGCGCTGTACAGGCCGTTGAGGCCCTGGAGCGCCATACGCTTGTTGTTCGCAACAGCGGTAGCAATCTGACGGGAGACCAGCAGCACGCCGGGGGTGATGTTGTTCTTATCCTCGTACAGCTCAACGTACTTGCGCAGTTCCTCGACAATGTTCAGGTCGGGGTCGCTCCACTGGGTAGCAGCGGTAACGCTCATGGAAGCGTCACGGCCCCAGTCGTTCTCGAGGGTGTGCCCGCCCGGGAAGGATAGAACGGTCTTGCCGGTGGTGAGCACCTGCCCACGCTGGAACTCCAGTGCGTCATCAATCGCGCGAACAGCACGGAAAGCGGCCCCGAGAACCTTCTCCTGTACCGCCTCAGTACCAGGCTTGCCGGTGCGGGCGACGTACTTCTGGAACTCCGACAGAGCGATTTTCTTCGTCAGCGGGGGCAGCTTGAAGGTCATGTGCCCGGACTGCAGAGTCTCACCCTGTGCAGGCTCAGCATCCCACGCACGGTTCAATGCGATGGTGGGGCGCTGGGTATCCAGCACGTCCAGGGACACCTTAGCGTCGTCTGCGTTGAAGTTCGGCAGGTAGGACGACAGGTGCGAATCCTGGCGCTGCTTCTCCTGGTACTCGCGCGCATAGTCGCGGGAAGCGTAGGTAAGAGTCAGCGGGTCGATCGCGTCATACCAAATCTCAGCCATTTATAGTTCTCCTTAGAGGTAACGGAACAGGCCGGGGGTGGCCGGTTTGGTGAAGTCGCTCTGCGTTGCGCCATTGACAAGCTTAGGCAGGGCGTTGGTCTGGATGATGCCGTGAACCAGAATGGCTACAGCGGTCTTGCCGCCCTTGCCGGACTGATCCCACAGCACGAAGCCCTCGGGGGCAGTGGTATCGGAGATGGGCTTAGCTACGCCATCCTCAATCTTTACCGGGTAGCCACTGGGGATTCCTCCGTAGATTTTGACAATATCCGCATAGTCTGCGGGGTCAAACAGGAAAGTCTGGGCGTTCTCCACGCCGTGCGAAGATGCGAGCCACGCCGGGGAGTTCAGCGCGACTTTCTTCTGAGTGATGTCAAGCATCGAAACTCCTAGAAGTTTACAGGGTTGTTTTTCTTATAGTTCGCGTAGAGCTCATGCCCTGCCGCTGCGCTCCCCTTTTCGGGGGTAGTTTTCTGCGAGAAACCCACCGGCAAGCCGGGTGCAGCTGCGGGCTGCTGGGGTACTGCGTTGGTAGGCGCTAGAGAGCTGACGTACTCAGCAACCTTGGCTGTATCAATCCGGCCGTCGTCATCCCGGAACATGTCACGGTTCAGCGTGGATTTCAGAGTTTCCAGGTGCGGCGCGTTCGCCTGCTTCACAGCCGAAGAGAACGCCATGCTGAAACGTTCATCGTCCTGCTGTGCACGCAGGGACTCAATCTGCTGACGGAGGGAGTTCACCTCGTCGGTCTGGTCTTTCACCGGAGCGTTCGCCTGCTCTTGTCGCAAGCGTTCCGCAGTGTTCCGGTTCTCCTTCGCACGTGACTCCCACAGGCGGGAGTGGTGCTTGTAGTACGCGGCCTGGTGCTCTGCGGACATTTCAGCCACAGGAGTGTTAGCCGGGTACCCGTGCTCATTCAGAGTAACCTCGGGGGTGTTCGTTTCATCAGCCTCCGTTGCGGGGGCTTCTGCGGGAGTGCTCAGCTGCACGTCGCCCATTAGCTTCTACCTTTCTTCGCTACTACTCAGCCTCGTGTCGGGGTTGAGCTGAAGCCATTTATCAATCGCGGAATATACATCTGGGGGACTGTTCCTCAGACGCGCCCTTTCGACCAGCGTTTCCCGCGACGCGCGCACCTCGATTACCTCGGCTACATTGTGCCGACGAATGAAATGCTCGCGGTCGCGTGGGTCGATAAGAGTACGCACTACCCAGACATCGCGGGTAGACTTCCCCATCTGTTTTTCCATTGCTGCGCGAATCCTAGCGGCTAACGTTGCGTCACCGCCCGCGAAATCACGCAGTAAATCTAGGTCTATAATAGCATCCACTGGCTTAGCGTGAGATTTAACATATGTGGTTTTTCCCGCACCCGGTGGGCCGGTCACTAGCCGGATCATGCGGCGCGCTCCTCTGCTGATGTCTGGGACTCCCAATATTTGATAACGGACTCCAGCACAGACTCTCGCTTACGCGACTGCTTAGTTCCACGCCGCCTCAAATCCGACTGAGACCTGCGGGCGCGCCGCACCATACGTGCAGCGTCTGATACCTCCGAATACCTCTGTGCATCCTCCGGTGCCGCCCGATACTGCCTATCCCTCTGGGCTATGCCGTCTGAGAACTCGTCCGACCAATGCGCGATGCGTGGCCCCTTCTCCCTCGACACGAAATCTGCCAGGCGAGTATTCGATAGCTTCGAGGCAGAGGTGCCACCGGCGATGCGATAAATCTCGTCCAGGTCTTGCCGGTTCAGGTGCAGGCCGGGGTCATGCTCCGAGGTGATGGGCAGTACCTCACACTTGCAGTTATCGTGCAGCGGGTACAACTCCTTCACGCTATAGATGCGGTCAGCCGCCACGATACACAGGCCACAGGTACCTGTTCGTGAGAGCTCAGGGTGGATGATACGCCGGTACCCCAGCACGCCCTGCGGTTCCGCCCCACCAAGGATGCGAGAGGCACGCTCACGCTGAGCCAGCTTAATATCATCCTCTGCCAGACGGCTCACCCGCTTGAGGGCCTGCAGCTTCGCCTCAGCAGGGGACTTACCGTCACGGCGTGCGCGCTGGTACACCCTCGCCGGGCGCGACCACACATCTTCCGGTATCTTGTCTTGCCGGGGATACAGCTCCATGTTGGCTGGGGGCAGGTCTGGCGGCAGGTCTTTGCCCAACGCCTTGAGCACTACCTGCTGGTAGGCGTCTTCCTCTTGCCGGGCGCGTACCAAGGCCGCCTCAACAGCGGAGACCGTTTCATCCACTATCGCGGCGACCCCCGCATCTGAGAAGTCACTCTGCGACTCCCAGATATTGAACAGCCAGGTAATCAACGCATCCACCAGTGAGCGTGTACGCTCCGACTTGGCGTTAGCAACATCGCCCATCGTAGGCATGGTTTACTCCTTGCTGGGTCGCTTCGCGTTAGCTATCTGTTGCTGCTGACGGTTCCCCTCAGGGGTCAAGTTCACCGTTGTGTCGATAAGCTTCTGGTCTGGTTGAGCCGGGGCTTCCTCCTGGCCGGGGGTCACCGCGCCGTAGGGGTTAGCGATACTCTCCGCTGCGGAAGCCTGAGACGATAGGGTGTCCACCAGCTTGTTCAGCCCGCTCTCGCGGGTGGCCTCCTCCACCTCTTCCGGGGTGAAGCCGCCGAACTTCTTCAACGCAAACGCCAGCGGCACGCCAGCACCCGTAGCCGTGGCAACTGAGGCGGCGCGCTCCGTGGCTGATGCACGCCGGGGGTCTACCCAGTCAATAATCATCTTCGCTGGGTCGGCGCGGTCTTCGCCCTCACCTTCGGCGTGCAGGGCATCAGAGAACATACGCTTGAGTGTAGCTGTGAAAGAATCCTCTAGGGACTCAATGTCGAACAGCAGAGGCTCACGCTGCGTCAGAGCACCCTCAGCGGAGTTGCCGCCGTCGCTGGGACTCACCATGAACAGCGGCGTGCGTGACTCAGCAGCAAGCTCACGAATCTCGCTGTTGATCGCGTTCTGCAGAGGGCCAACATCCACTGCTGAGGACTCCCAGAACTTAGCGCCCATCGGTAGAGTCCACAGCGCGCCGGGTTCTAGCCGGAAGGCGTCCGCCGAGTACTCAATCTTGTTGTTGTTCTCGTCGTACATCGGGGCGTTCTCGATACCCTGCTGCTTGAACGCCTGGGTGGCGAACATCACGCCGCGTTGGAGCGTCATGTGGTTGATGCGCAGCAGCGTGTTCTCGTGCTTGGAGATGATGCCCTTATCGAGTGAGAACTCATAGACAGGCACCGAATCCATGCCGGTGTTCTGGGGGGCGCCCATATCCCAGCTGCCGGGGATGAGGTTCCAGGTGTTCGGCACCTTATCGCCCGGGGCCGCCCACACGTTGTGCCGGGTGTTCGGTAGTGTAGCGTTTAGGTCGTTCGCTCGCGCCTCACGCACATACCCAGGGCGGGCCAGAAGCATGACGCTTTCCTGCGTCATTTCGTCCACATACACTGTCAAGGCCGCCGCGACGTTTCCGTGTGCGTCCGTCACGCACGCGGTGTTCCGCACTGAGGAGTGCATCAGCCCCTCCGTGGTGCGCACGATGTACCCACGGCCCGTCACCAGCGCGTCACGCCAGGCGTAGTTCAGCTTAGTGCGCAGGTTCTCCGCCTGGATAATGTCGCGCACAATATCGTCGCCATCCTCCGAGTTATCCGCGCCGGTGCGCACGCCGTTGATACGCATACGAGGCAGGCGCGCGTCCACCAGCAGGGAGGCTAGGTTGAGCCGGGAGATGCGCACCAGGTTCTTGTACGCATTGCGGGTGTTCGCATCCTTGACCGCATCCAAATCCGGCTCGGGTGCGTCACCTGCATACCACGCCATCATGCGCTGGATGTGGTACGTGCGGGAGGCGATAATACCGGCCAGGCGCTTCACCCACCATTCGTCACTGCCGGGGGTATCCAGCAGGGTTTGATCTAAAGCCATGAAATCTCCTTACGTCGTTGTATCTATCGTATCCTTTGCGGGCCTGCCGCGCTCATGCCGGTGCGTGTGTTCCCCTTAGCCAGCACTCGCAGGCGTGACTGGTGAGCCAACATCAGCGCGTATGCCGCATCGATCTTACGGTGTGAAGAGGGCGACTCTTTGTACATAATCCGGCCCTGCTTCGTCTCTCGGTACTGTGCGTTGAGCAGGTGGCGGGTCAGCACTGGTGAGCCGGTGAGCATAACCTCCCCCTCAATAATCGCGGTGCGCAGAGTGCTCGTCGCCTGAGCCACCGCCTTGAGTTGGTTTCCGCGCCACGACATCAGGCCGTACCCGCGTACCAAGTCGATGTCACGGTTCCATGCTCGGCGTTGGGCGCGCTTCTTCTTGATAAGCGCCTCCCACTCAGCGACCATCGTCTCCCAGCCGGAGGGGTCGAACAGACCATCGACGACGTTCAGCTTCTCGATGGCCTCTTTCATCTTCGCGTCAATCTCTTGCCGGGGTGGTTCCCAGGCGCGGCCCTCCGCTGTGTCCGGTTGCTCCCACACCTTGATAGCCCACGCCAAGCCGTCGCTAACACGCATCGCCACGATGGCGGTAGCGTCCGTGATGCCTTTCGACCGACCCCACGAGCCATCGAATCCTATCACCAGCGCGTCCGTGCGTGAAGGTGGGTCTATGCCCTCCTTCTCGAAATCCGTGCGCGAGGCGACCTGGACTTGCTCCATTGACAGGAACGCATCAGCTGCAGCGTGAGGTTTATTCCCGAAGAACCGAGAGGCATCCGAGAGGGTCGTTGCCGCATCGAACACGTCATCCAGCACACCGTTGATTTTCACCC